TTACTCACTCGCGCTCACCCCTTTCAGAAGTACAGGAAAATCAGCCGTCGGCTTCTTGACACCGCAGTAGAACGTCGCATATCCGTCCTCAGTATCCCCATCCGTAATCATCCCCGTGAATTTCTGCCGCAGCTTCAACTCTTCCGCAGCCAGATCCTTCGGTGTGTACGGGTGTAGCTCCGGGTTGTCGGTCGCCAGGATCCCGGGCACCGCCACCCGCTGGGTATACGGGGCCGCAGCGGACCAGCCGGCCGCCGGCAGGGTGACCACAGTCGTGCGATCCTGACGCGCCACCTGCTCCCGCAGATAATTATCATTGTCCAGCAGGGTCTGATACCGCGGGTTGAACGTGTCCGGCGCAGCTCTGTCCTGAGCCGTGATCTGCTCCATGGTATCCGCAAACTGCGGCTTTTCTGTAATCGGAAAATTCGCCATCTTTGCGCCTCCTTAAAATATTTCATCCATATCGAAGATGAATTCCATGTCGTCGTCCTTGCCCTTGGGAAGGAATGTCTTGTAGGCAACCAGATCCCCATCTGCGTCAAAAAGCCCCTGCTCGGAAATGTTCTGGTTCGCCAACTCCGCCTTGGAAAGCCGCACCGTATACCGGCAGGTTGTCTCCTTCTCGTTGGTGTAGCTGTGGCTGTCAACATCCTTTTTCAGCAGCTCCGTTTTCAGCGCCGTCTCCGCCCCGGTTGTCTCGATTACATTTCCGTCCGCGTCCACGCCTCCGCTGCCGAACGCCATCTGCGTAATTGCCGGCAATGTCTGATCGCCCGAGTGGGCCCTGCACAGCTTCTTACGTCCGATCTCCGTGATTACTCCTTGTGCCATATATATTTACCATCCTTTCAAGACCTCAAAGGTCATATTCAAATATTTCCGCATCCAAAAAACTGCTTCCATCCAGAAGCGTGGCCCCGTCCAGATACCACAGATTATGTTCCACCCGCAGCTGGCAATCCATCTCCAGCGCCACCGGCTGCGTCCACTCCAGTCCCAGTCTACCATCTCCCATCGGCTGCCTGGCCGCAGCGCCGGTAATCCGCAGATCCGTTCCGGTTCCAGGCGCTACCCCCGCGCCGGTCCCGTATCCCCATGCCCATAAGGACGTCACCAGACACCGCCATTCGCTTTGGATTGTTGTCCTGGCCGGGTACAGATCCAGCCCCTCGATCTCCTTATATCCGTTGAGCAGATAGGTTCCATCCAGCAGCCAGTTCCCATCCAAATATAGAAATTCCCGGTTGTACCTGGCGAAGAAATCCGCCGCCAGCTCCATCCGGCTTCCTACCGTAACCTCCGCGGACATTTCCCCAGGATACTTCCCCGCAAAAACAAACACCAGATTGGCCGGGATCATTTGCCTCGTCATATCCCGAAGGTCCTGCAAAACACGATACGGCTGGTCCAGTATCCACAGCTCCAGCTCGTATGCATTTTCCCTCACCCACAATTCATACCCCACCTCCCCCACGGCAAGCTCCAGGCGCTCCCTGAGCCTGGGAATCGTGTAGGGAAGCTGCTGGTTCCATTTCAGGGATACCGCTGCGCGCCTATCCTCCAACGTATCGCCTGGATACGGCTTCAGCCCGATCATACGCTCAAACCGCTTAATTCCCTGAATGGTGGCGGATGGAATCAGGCTGTCCTTCCACAGCTCGTCCATTTTCCCGTACAGCCGTTTCAGCTCATATTCCTGGGCACTGTACAGCTGCCTGAATTCTGTCACATCCCGCAAAAACTCCGGCACGTACCCGGCCAGGTCCAATACCCGCTCCGACTGTTCAACCCGTTTATCCACTCACATCCCCCCTGACTGCGATTGAACTTGAAAGAAGCGCGTAGTTGCCCGATTTGCCGTTGATCGTCGTATCGTAGGCATCCATGATCCCTTCGATATCCAGCAGCCTTCCCTCAATCCGTGAAACCCGCACAATCGTCTGACTGTCATCCTGCCAGGTCATATTGAGCTCGTGCAGGTAGGTATCAATCGCCTTAAAAATATCCTCCTTGCACCGCTCGAAATTATAATCTGTCTGGTAAACAATCGTGGCGGATATGGAAATCTGCTCTTGCGCTGCCCCCTCTACTGTCACCACATGTCCAATGGGCGCCAGGCCATACCCCTTCCCGGCATCCACTTCCGGATCAATGGTATCTTTTACCGCTCGAATCAGCTCATCTGACGGGACCCCATAGTCTGAACCGATGATAACCAGTTTTACCGTTCCCCCACCGTTCCACGCCGGATACACCTTAACGCCTCCCACGCCGGATATACCGTTCACCTTTTCCCTGTAATCTGCAATATTACCCCCAAACGCCTGGGAATTCAGACTGTCAAAATAGCGCCGCCGGAACCGCTCCGTCTCCTCCTCATCCTCCCCTGGGATCAACAGCTCCGTCAGCTCTGCCTTGGTTAATCCTCGGATATACTCGATTGGAATAAGCGTTCCAAACAGCATATTCCCCGCTGTGCCTATGGTCTCACACTGCATTTTGTACTGACCGCGAGCAATTCGTTCCACCGCCACATAGTTCAGCGTTTCCAAGGAGAAGCGGCTTCCGATGGGGATATCCACATCAAACTCGCCCTTTAATACTGCATAGGTGGATGCCTTTGGAGTCAACCCGCGCTCCGCGGCCCGCCTGACCAGATACTCACGGCCGGCGGTATCTGCAAATAATTCATTCAAAACGGCATACAACTCTGTATACATCATCTGCATTTCCATAGCAGCCGGAGCCAGGGCGTCGTATAAAATGGACCCTTCCCGCTTATCCAGATCGGCCGAAACCCGGCTCAGCATACGTTTTAAAATATCTTCATACGTTACGTTCTCATACACCCGTGTCCACCTCCTTTTCAGCCTCAAATACTCCCTGATCGCAGGAAACCGTAAATGTCACAAGCAGCTGCTTTCCGCTTCGAGAAAATGAAAAAGCCCCGACGCTTCGGATCCGGTCATCCTGCGTCAGCGCTTCTTTGATTCTCTTCTTTATTTTGGATTCCAACATTCCCTGAGACCGGCCGTACAGCTTTGAAAACTCCCGGCCATAATTCCAGCTGTAGATAACATGTTCAAACCGCTCCGTGTTTAATATGCAGTTCACCGCCTGCTTTACTGCCTCCAGGCCGTCCACATATCCCAAGACCCTGCCATTTTTCAGCCGGTATGTCCTGGATGGCTGTTTACGGACGGTAAAGTCCTGTTTTAAAATATTACCTGTATCCGGCAGCACGTCTGCACCTCCTCTCTACCAACGGTCCAACACAAGGTATTGCTGGCCACCTTTTTTCTGTAACAGAAGCACCTGCTCTCCCGGTTTTAATCCACTTTTTACCATCACGGACACCTCTCCCAACTCCGGGATCACCATCGTCTCTGTGTGATCCGTGAGCCGCTGGGGTACCAGCACCTGGCCGCCCTTTACTGTGGTCTTCTGATCAATCTGCACAGCGGCTGGGGAGACCGACACCACCGTGCCGGGAAGAAGGTCACAGGGATCACCGGCCTCCACGGCCTGCAGCATGATCCGTTTCATATTATCAATCCATTGGTTGTCAGGCATTGATACCAGCTCCTTTCAACGTTAAATCCATTGTATGGATTCCCTGATCAATCTTATGGGTAACCGCTTCGATCAACAGATAATTTTGCAGCTGCATTTCCCGTACGTCCAGAAATACCGGCAGCAGACAACCTGCGCGCACCCGGATATCTCCAAAGGCATTTTTGACGGACAAGCTCCGGGTTGGCTGGTTGTACATGGCCAGATAGCGCTCCGCCACCTCCTGGCCGCTTACACCCTTGTCAACACTCTCGTTGAACTGCAGAATCCCCCATTTGTTGATATTTTCCGTGTGCTTTGTCATAAACACATCTCGTTTCTTTGTCTGCTCATTGTCCTGGTAAAGTTTGATCTGATTGTATGTGTTCTGGTCAATGCTGATCTTGAAATCGTAATCCTGGGCAGTCTGATCGTTGACCGTGATTCCCAGCTTCATATTCGTGATATTTTTCAGCGCCAGCTTTCCCACATCATCGTAGAAAACGAACATGTTCCCGGTGTAGATCATGGTCAGGTCCAGGGCGTCCAGAATAATATCAAACAGCGTCTTGTCCTTCATATTCCGGGACTCGATTACATAGCCGGTATCCTCCAGCTCTCCCACGTTCAGAAGGAAATCACCGGCGATCATGCGGATCACCTCGGTTGCCGTCTTGGCCTCATAATTGTAACTGTCTTTATTTTTCAGATATCGCAGCTGATCATAAGCAGTCACCTTCACTTGACCGTTGCCGTTCCAGCTCCGTTCGAAGATAAAGCCAAAAAATACCGGCTGGCTGCCTACGTCCACCCGGATTGCATTTCCCTCTTCTATTTTCAGGCGGCTGTCCGGGAGCAGGGTGAAGGAACATTTTCCCGCCTCACCCTTGCGCTTCGTCTCCCAGGTAACGCTGTCCAGAGCCACTGGTTCATAAACCATTTGGCCGTTCTGGATATATAAATGTACATCCATTATATTCACCTGCCTTTATGTCGGGATCGTAAGGATCTGGCCTGGACGTATCAGGTTTGGATTGCTGATTTTGTCCCGATTCAGGTCATAAAGCTCCTGCCAGCGGTTACTGTCCCCCAGCAGTTTCTTCGCAATCTTGCACAGATTATCCCCGTTTTCAACTGTATAGGCGCCAACCTCATCCGGCTGACCCTTGCGCTCAGGCTCCGACTCACTGGCTGTCGGGACACTCTGGTCTTCAATCAGAGTAAAATTCATGATCTTGGTGCCATAGTTCCGGTATTCCTTCAATGAAATGGAGACTGCCAGGTCGAATCCCTCCTTCACGTCGTCAGACACCTTGTAGTCCTCCAGGGTTACATCCAGATTGGTGTCAAAGGAATGGAGCCGGCCGGGGCCATCGCGGATCACGATGAATTCAAAGGGGACTTTGCTCTCCTTCAGTTCCTGGAGATGGTCCAGAAAATCTTCTGCGTCGTCCACACTGCCGTCCCAGACCGCTGCCGGGTAATCCATTTGAGGGAATACAATATCCAGAGAGATCTCTGCCAGACCGGTAGGCCGCAGCATGTTGATTTCCTCCCCGCTGATCAGATTTGCCGTCTTGTTTTGGCCGGGATATTTGATCGGGATTTTCTGGGGCGGGATAGGAAGCAGCATGTCGTCAAGGTATACTTCATAAGCCATCAGATGTGTCCTCCTTCCGCTGCGGCCGCCAGGACTCCGCTGGTGAAAGTGTTCATAAACGCGCCCAGATCCTCGAAGTCGGCCTTTTTGGTAAGGGTGTTATTGTTGTTCACGTCTACCTTTAATTCGGCCAGGGTGAAGCGGTTGATGATCTCCTGCTCGGCGGCGTCGCGCATGTACTTTAAGTCCTCGTCCATGATGTCCATGGAATCGGCTATAGCGGCGGTGTTGGCAGCGGTTTTTCCTGTATTTCCGGCAATGTCTCCCACCGAAGCTGCTTCTGGGTTGTAATTCCCCTCTTCCGCTGTTTTTTTAGCGTTTTTCTTTTCTTCTGCCTCCGCTTTTGCAGCCGCAATATCCGCCTGCCGTTCCATTCTCGCTCTATCTGCCTGCCGCTGCTGCTCCGCCAGCTGTTGCTGTCTGTCCTGCTTGTCCGCTGCATTCTTCTCCTTTAATGCAGCCAAATCAGCGGCACGTTGTTTTTGGTTAGCCTCTTCCTCAACCGCTGCACTAGTAGCAAATTCGACATGAGCGACTGTTTCAATCGATGTCCCGGCAATCTGGTTGACTGTTTCGATGAACGCATTGACACGATCAATCGCACCATTGATGAAATCCTGGAGGAGTGTAAGGCCTTTGACTTTCAAATTACCGATAGCATTCAGCACTCCTGCTTTAAAGGCTTCAAAACCGTATTGCATGGTGTCAATTCCGTTCTGGATGGCGTTCCAAGCGACGGTAAAGCCAAGTTTTAACATGTCGACCCGGCTTAGAACTGTGTTTACACAGGTCAACCAGGCTACTTTGAGGCCGCCGACATGATTAACCCACGCCACTATGCCTGCCACGACTGCGCCAATGGCAAGCGCCACCCACACAAGCGGGCAAGCAAGAAGCGCGGCTGTCAAGCCCTGTGTGGCCAACGTATGCAGAACAGTAGCTGCCGTTGCCAACCCTGACCAAACGACCTGCGCCGCGGCAGCAAGGTTGTATCCAAGAATCGCCCCTGCCACAGCACCTATAACCGGACTAAGCCAGGACCAGTTCTCCTGGACAAATACCGCCGCCTGCCCCATCAAATTCAAAGCCTGTACTGCGCCTCCGGCCAATGTCTGAATTGCACTGGTTACGCTCTCCGTAAGCGTGCTGAATCCTTCTGTCTGCGTCACCGCACTAAGCTGCTGTAAAGCAGGTTGAAACGCCATCAACGCCTGGTTTTTAATATTGTTCGCCACCTGACCGAATGTCAGCGGCATTTTCTCAAACTTAGCGTTTGTCTCATCAGCTGCCGCAAACATAGCATTCTTTATGATCTCCGCGGAAATAGCGCCGTCAGAAGCCAGCTTCTTGATCTGTCCAACCGGAACCCCCATATAATCTGCGATATTCTGTACAATAGGCTGGGCATTGTCCAGCACTGCATTCAGCTCTTCCCCCTGGAGCTTTCCGGAAGCCATGGACTGCGTCAACTGAAGCATAACAGAATCTACGCCCTGGGCGCTGGTTCCTGCGATGACAAACGATTTATTTAACTGCTCGGCAAACGCAATTAACTCATCATTGGAAGAAAATGCCCCTCGTGCCTGCATACCAAGCTTTGCCACCGCGTCCGCCGTTGTTTGATATGCCCCTCGCGAACGCTGCGCTGATTGAAAAATTTTCTGCTGCAACTGCTCTGTAGTATCCAGACCGTAATTCATCAGGTCCAAGCGGGCGGTTGTCTGTGTCACCTGATCTGCCAGTGAGATTGCCTTTCCCGCAGTGGCTGCGCTGATCAACATAGCCGCGTAGCGCTTGATTGAGCTTTCCAGACCTCCTGCCGCGGACTGACCGCCCTTGACAGATCTGTTAAATTGCTCCTGAGCCGAAAAATTCTCCCTTATATCCCGCTCCGTGGAATCCATAATGGAATTAAGTTGCTGATAAGCAGCATTGGTAGCAGAAATATCCATTCGTCCCATTGCAGCATTTAATTGCCCTTGCACGTTGACCGCCTGAGATAATTTGCCACGCAAAGCTTCCAATTCATTATTTGTCTGCTCTGTACGGAATTTTACAGGAATGCTGTTCAATTTCTGGATACGGTTGGTTAGGCTCTGCATACGAATTTCAGTTGTCGCCACATCATTGATCATTCCTGGCGGCACAGCTTTCATACGCACCGCTTGACCTGAAATTGCTTTTTGGTTTTGGATTAGCTGTTGTGCAGCAGCAGCGGCAGCCTGATATTCGCTCTCAAATCGTTCTGCTCCACTGGTCATAAAAACCGGCTGGTTCGATACACTGTTCCATTCCGGTGGATCCGGTGCAGCTACCGGAGTATTTTTTACATTTTCCAATTCTTCCTGATACTGCGCCAACTGTGCAGAAGCACCGGCCACCGCAAGCTGCATCGCCAACGCTTGTTCCGGATTAAACCCCACATCTGATGCAGTCTGTGCAGCAGTCATGCTACCCACCATCATATTCATTGCCGTTGTGATTGACTGCAGCACTGGTGTCATCCGATCCGCCAGTTGGATTGAAGAACTTATCCCTGCCATGGACTCACTTCCTTTCGCAATATATTTCCCCCTGTCAGCAGATTTTCTATTGTCGTTAAGGTTTGCTCATAGTAAAATGATTCCAGGAGGTGTTTAAAATGCTTAATATATTCAAATTTTTAAAGAACAGCGATAAAAAAGAACCTGACTCTCTATTCAAACCAGTAAATCCGGAACCAATTCCACCAAGATCCCCTTCTTTTAATGAGGATTCTATGAGCCAACAGCAAATGACGCACCAAATCATTGAAGAATCCCCACTTAACAGTAGTGCCACGATTGATGAATTAGACCGAATCGCACAAGAACGATCCGATCGTTTATATAACGAACGTCAGCAGCGCATCCATAAATTCAATCCATTTGAGCTGAATATTCACAATGTGGATACTTCTCCATTGTCTTCCGTAGAGAGAGCTTTTTTAAAGCAAATGAATGGACAGTCTGTCGAAAATCCGACTGTTAATGCCTATTGGATTTACGAATATTCTTTAGATTTTGAAGCAACCATGACCAGGTTGATAGTCAATCATTACTTACAAATATCTGACGCTTTTATGGAACTTGACTTTTTAACCGTTATTGAGCTCAAAGCCATTTTAAAGCAATACAATCTTGGTATTGCGGGCAAAAAAAAGGAACTTATACAACGTATAAAAACAAATGTTTCCAGTGAACAGCTCTCCGCCACTCTTAATGGCCAAACAAAACGGTATATACTAACTGCCAAAGGTACGGAGGTTATCGCTGATTTGCCACTATCAATGACCAAAAACCTGGAGCTAGAAGATCATTGCTTGGATTGTATTTACAAAAGACGTTTAAATGAAGCATATCGATTGGTTTGCAAAAATGAGCTGAGCAAAGTCATTCCCAGAGGAATTGGAATGGATTGGAAACAAGAGTATGATAAAGGCCTTTCCGACTTCAAACTCCAACTTTACACAGCGTTTCTTGAACAAGACGAGGTTAATATTCCTAAAATTTTAAAAACCTATGAAAATCAGTTGAAAGCATGTGCTATTCTTGGAGATTTTTTTGGAGTTGCCACCTCTAAAAGCGGAGATCTCTTTTTGCGTATAACAGATTGCAACCATATTTCTAAATCTGAAGTAATACCCATAATGCAGGAAATGCAGTTTAAACTTGCAACCGCCATACAAGAGCATACACTCGACATACTTAAAAGTTGACCACGGATTTGCAAATAAAACAAGCGCTTTCACCAGAGGCTTATCTACCGCTTCTTACCCTTTTTCATTTTTTGTGCTTCCCTCTTATCCTTCTCCAGCTTCATCTGCACAGCTGCCACCACATAGGCCCGTTCCTGGATCTCAAGGTCCAGGAACTCATGGGGCCATTTGTGAAGTTTATGGAGGCAATAGTAGGCAATGTTCGCCTCCATATCGCCTCCATCAATTAGTTTTTTGCCTCATCCACCTTTTCCTGGAAAGACTGGTCGAATCCGTGGTATTCCTGCAAACGGTTCATAAACAGATTGTATTCTCCGGGATCGTCAATCATCTCCTGGATCAGCTGCTCCGCCCCCATCACTCCATAAGAGTCCTGAAGCTCCTTATCGTTCAGGTTCGGGTATACCACGCAGGCCGCGGCCATTCTCGCCAGATAACGGTTGGCGTTAAACTTCGGGCGGAACATACCGGGCTTGCCTGTCACCTGAACGTCCACGGTGCACTCCTCCCGCAGCGCATTGTCCTCCTTTGTGGTCAGTGGACGCACTTCCCATGTCAGTGGCTTCCCTTTCTCGTCCGTCAAAGTCGTTGTGGCCGCCAACCTCAGATTCTCCTTGGTCTTCTTATTCTTTTTCAAAAATCTGCTTAAATCTCCCATCTTCACTCATCCTCTCTTTCTCACAGCATTCCGCTCATATTTCCAAACACCTCCGGAATCTCAAAATCCTCAAAGGTGAAATCAGCATCCTCGTCCAGGTACTCCGCGTCCGCGTCGAACTTGGCCAAAATCCCGCCATCCAGATTGCAGTCCTTCAGGATCACAGTCTGCCGTCCGACGCTGCTGGTCGGGTCCTCGTTGGTAATCTGAATGTCAAAATACACATCCTCCCCGGTCTCCTTGTACCGGTACAGCAGCTGACGGAAAATGCTGGTGTTGTAGTGGAACGTGGCCGATCCGCTGCCCTTCCAGCCGGTGGTCTTGTTCCCCTTCCCGGTCTTTCCCAGAATCGGGATCTCAGACTTGGTTTTCTCGATACTGGCCTCCAGGTTGATGGCCTGCATAAAATTATAGCGGTTTCCTTCAATGGTGATAAAGCACTCCGCCAGCGACGCGCTGATGGCGTCCTTGGCGTTCATAATCGGATTATTCAGCATAGTCTCTCACTCCTTTCTACTGCACGACCACAGTCATATAAAGCTGTGCCATCGCACTGATCGGCGTCACCGGGCAGCTGGCGACGATGGACTTCTTGCCCTCTCCCTTGGCGATCACGATGTCGTCCGCTTTGAAATTCTCAATGGCCCGGATCTTCTCCAGCTCCCGGTAATACGTCACCACATCGTTCCAAAAGCTCACGCGCCCGGCCTCATCGTTTGGGATCTTGCCCAGATACTTGTTCCCGAACAGGGCCGCAACATCATTGCCAATCTGGTCCAGCACACGCATGGTCTGATTGCTGGAAAAGTCCTTGCCCTTCTCCTCCGTATAGGTCACCAGCGTGTTGATATCCTCCAGAACGCGGGTCTCATCGCCAACCCGGTGCAGGATGAATCTGCCACCCTTAATCGCCTCTTCAAGCGCCTTCTGGGTATAGGCTGTATCAACTTTGAATTCACCGTTGTAGGTCTTGTTGGTATTGGAGGCGTTGACCGCGCAGCCGGCAATCGCTCCTGTTACCCAGTATACCAGCGAACAGGCGTCGGTACTCAGCGGCGCCCCACTGTCCTCAGCTGCCGCGCTTCCTGCCAGACAATTCTCCAAAGACACAATACCCTCATAATCCGCCGCATACCGAAACAGCACTGTCTGGAATTTGATTCCCATCTCATCCCGCATGCTTTTCGTAAAGTCGGCAAACTGCTTTTTCACAGCCTCGTCATCCGACACCAACCCCAGCGCGTGGAAGGAATAGCTCTGGATCTGGTCCAGGAACTTCTGATAATCTGCTTCCGCCGGCTTCCCGTTGGTTCCGCCTGTCAAAGGAACTCCTGCGGTGGCCTGCAAAGCCGTCTCTCTCTTAAACGTCACATAGGCATTGTCCACCAAACCCGCCGCCTCGGATACCTCCTGGACATCCATTTCATTTCCATCTAACAGCGTTTTGACCGTGTAACGCTCCCCCGTCTGGCTGATCACCAGGCGCAGATCATTTCCCCGCACCCCCGCATGACGGGCCGTCGCATAATCGCAGGCCGCCCGAATCCCGCCGCCATTGACCCGGCAGCCGTACAGGGTCCGCGCATTTTTGAACAGATCGCGAATCCCCTTCAGCTTATCGTGATGATACGCATAACCAAACAGCTCCAGGCTGCGCTCCGGCAGATCCGAGCCATTCAGGGTGAATACTTCACCATCCGGGCCCCAGTCCATTTCCAGGGGCATAGCCACATAGCCGCGTTCCGACAGGATCGCCGCCGCCCGCGCAGCGGATACAAAGTTGATGTATGCTCCGGGCAAAACCTTATTTCGCTCTGTAAAACTTCCGCCTCCAAGTGCCATTTCATTTCACCATTCCTTTCTCAATCTCAATCGTTTCCATTGTCGTTTCCTCCTGCCTTGACTTAACCACGAACATGCCATAACTGACCAGAAATGTCAGCAAACGCTCATCCAGATCAGGCCGAATACTCCGGCCGGTTCCCCGCAGCCGACTGCCATCCGCCAGGGTAATGTACTCCATACCATCCATCAAAATTTCAGCCGTCCGGTTCATTTCCCGCAGGGTTTGCGGCGTTTCTTTGGGAAGGTATTGGATGACAAAACCGGTTTCGCGGTAATATCGGCAGCCGATCATAGGCTTCTCTGTAGGCTCCAGAATCTGCACAAAAAAACAGGGTTCCGTCAATCCCTGCTTTACCGGATCTGTATATATTTCATAGTCATCGCCAAACAGCTCATTCAGCCTGCGGGTAACGGCGTCCAGAATATCGTTATACATTGAATACCCCTTTCAGATACTGCGTCAGCTTCTTCTCCAAAATGGATGGGGCCTGGGACTGAAGCTGTTGTTCTGATATGGTCAACATAAAATGACCTTTCACCCACCCTTTGTGATTTGCCGTACGATGACCATATTCTACATAAGACGCATAGTCAACAGGGTTTGCAATTTCTATAACATAGGTATCACCAAAATGATGAACTATTAAGGTGTTTACATAATCAGATATTCCTCTTGATTTTAATCCCTCCGCGCCGGAACCATTGGACTGTGCCGTCCATCCGCGACGTAGTGTCCCTCCATTCAATCCTTTATCCACCCTAAAGCTTACCTGCTTGACTTTGGCTTTTGCAGTGAAACTAACATGTTTTCCATCTTTCGTATTAAATTCAACTTTCCTTGGCGGTAGATGTGCTGTAAACCTCACAGGATTTGAGTGTTCCCCCACCGGCGTCCGCTTGATAACCTTGGTCAACAGCCTGGCCGCCAGCTCCTTGGCGCAAGCTTCACAAAATCGGTCACGGTCACGCTCCATCTGCTCAATCTGCTTCTGCAGCTTCTCAATTTCCCTAAAATCAAAGCTCCCGCTCTTACCCATCACGCATACCCCCGCCACAGCTCCAGCAGTATCTCCTGGTGCGAAGAATAGACCGCTGCCTTTCCGCTCTGTCCGTAGCTCTCTGTTTTCCCCTGCTGGCTCACCTCAATCCGGCAGCCAGGCGGGATCATCCGCTCCGGCGCCAGGAACAGCTTGATGGTCTGTGCTGCTGTTGTAATCGTACCACTCTCCATCGCCGGTGTGACACTGGAGTACGATAAGCGGCAGGGGACGCCGTCCTGAACCAGCGCCTCCACCTGCCGCGTCACCTTTGTCTCCGGGTCCTTTTCAGACCTCATCTCATAAATCCCACACCTGCCATCGTAGAAGGCCTCCACAGCCTCCCTGTGCATTTTCCTGGCCTGCCTGACGACTTGTTTTACCATTACCATCTCATCCTCCTGTACCGGTTCAGCTGCCCCTGGTAGTCCTTCAGGCTTCCTCCCGCCAGGGCGTCCCCCGCGCTGGTAAAGCTGGTGGAGGTGTCGCCCTCAGAGATAGCGGCCACAGCCAGCGGCGCTTCCATCTCTCCCGGCCGGTCGCACCGGTACAAATCAATCGTCATGCGGTAAGCCGTACAGGTCAGCCCCTCCGGCAGCTCATCCAGGTTGCAATAGTTCAGGATTGTCTCCCTCACATCATCCATGGCAAACTGCAGGGGGATATCCTGGGAAGTGTCCGCCTCAGGAATCCCCAGCAGCGCCTTTATCTTCCCCAGCTCCATCCGCTTATCCCCTGGAAATGATCCTGGCAATGGGAATTGCCTTGTGATCGATCACCTTCAGACCCGCGCCGCTGCCGCCGTTGTTCACCAGCGTCCAGTTCTCGCCGTTGGCCAGCTCCTCATTGGTCGGGGAAAGGGTGGACTGGCGTTTCTTTGTGTAGGAGATCCCATACGGCGCATAGCAGGCCCGGTCCCGGGTATACAGGGTCGTCTCGCCGCCGTTGGTTTTCGGATCGCGCTGCATTTCATTGGGAACCTCCGCGCCGATCTTCTCAAAATCGATGGCGCCGTCACCCAGCACGTAGGTGGTAAACTTGTCATAGGCCGCTGCCGCCGGCACATAACCTTCCTGGCCAGCGGTTCCGCTCTCTTCCACCGCGTCCACATGCTCTACCGGCATGGAATCATCTACAATCACAGCCCGGCCATTCCAGGTGCCAATGGCCAGATCACGCTGAATCCCGTCCGCGTCCGTGTACTTCATGTAGGAGAGCAGGCGCATGTTCTCCAAGTTGGTCGCCACGGTGGAATGCATGATGGCAATGGTGAATTTGGATTTGTTGTCGCCGGAGGCTTTCTGGATCGCCGTATTCAGCGTAGTCGGCCCCACGCAGCTTAAAGGATTCCCGTCCTTATCCTCGCCGGCCACGGCCGTGATGTCGCAGGTATGTCCATTGACAAATTCCAGGTTCTTGGCCCCGGTCATGGCGAAGATGCCCTTCAGCACCGCCAGAAGCACATCCTGGTACACATCGTCCCACCAGCCGGACACCTGTGCCGCCACATTGTCCATGAAATCCGTGCCGCCGGTAATGTCGGTGGAAAAATCATCCTCCGTCCATGCCTTGGACCGGCCCCACACCACCATGCTGCGCTCGAAGGTAGTCGTTCTCTCAGAAGTGATATCCGTCTTACCATCATAATTGAGCGGTGCTCCTTCCAGCAGTCCCTTCATCGGCAAAGTCGCATAGGCCGTGCCGGTCTGGCTGCTGAACGCCTGGCGGATCTGCTCATTTCCCTTCAGCGCTCTGGACTTGATCAGCTCGTTCCGCTTGGTTTTCGGAATCCGGTCCACATATTTGCCAAATGCCTCCGGGTTGAATGTTTTCTCATTAAATTTTGCCATGTCTTATCTCATCCTTTCTTTTTACTCAATCGTTGCACCTGGATTGGCCTCCAGGTATTTGCACATCTCACTGTAAGTCATCTCTGAAGGCTTCTTGTCCGCCGGCGGGGTTCCTCTCCCCTCAGCCGGCTTCCCGCCCTTAATCTGCTGCGGTGCCTTCTCTTCCTTGAACAGAAACGCCTTTTCCTTTTTAATTGCCTTCAGCTGATCCTCCAGGCCGGTTACCTGCCCATCCTCCGAGAGAATCAGCTTCGCCTTATCAAACAGGCCCGCAACCAAATCTGCATCGTGGGCGCTGTTCCCCAACGCCATTTTGATCGCCGCGGAGAGCTTAAGATCCTTCAAGTCCGCCTCGTACTTCTCTTTCGCGGTCTTATTTTCTGCCTGAAGAGTCACAATCTGCTGCTTCATAGCTTCCACGTCTCCGGTGGCATTTTTCAGCTGCTCCAGCTGACCGTCCCGCTCCTGAACCTGCGTATTCGCTGCCTCCAGCTGCTGCTTAAGCGCCTCATAATCCGCCTTGGCTGCATTCACGTCGTTCCCGTTTTCTGCCATGATCTTGTCAATGGCCTCTTTCTCCAGTCCCAAATCCTCTAAAAATTTACGCTTCATCTTACCTCTCCTCTACGATTTTTTACGCGGTATCACCGCATGATTTCAGGTTAAGCCGACTGTTTTACGCCTGATCGGGCTGGCAAATGGGTATAAAAATACCACCGGCCATTGCTGACTGGTGGTATCAATCCTTTATAACATATTCCGAAGGTACTTTGACAGGTTTTGATTCATAGTATAAATCATAATTTTCAATTTCCGATATGGAGAAATCCTCACATTGTCCCGTCTCTTTATCTATAGCAACTGGACAATTTCCATATTCAACAACACCCTCTTCAAATATTCTCCCTATGAAAATCCAACGATCTCCCGAATCGAATATCTCACAGAGCCCATCCTTATAATCCCTTTTTACAAATATGTTTCTTGCCAAATCGCAAGCTTTCATAAAATCCATCATAAAATCACTCTTTTCTACACGCTGTCGATCCTAAATCATTAATCTCCAACATATCTATTCGACAATAACGAACCTCATTTTCCGTAACCCTGTTGAATATATTTTCATTATACTCTTTGCCAGTCTGCACGTCAAGAAAGAACGTTTTTCCATCACGCTGTTCAGCAACAAAAGAGTGCCCCATATTCGAAGTGACATTCCAAGCAGTCCCGGTACCTCTCCTTGGATTCCAAATAACGGATATTTGAGCTCTTGATCCATCACCCCATTTCTTCATATCTTCTTTTATTCCCTCTAGGGCATTCTCATTTTTACCAATCGTCCTTATATCAGGATTCTTCCATGCGCTGAAAGGTTCACGTTGCAGCTTCTTAATTGGCTCTCCTGCTACTACTGCATACCCGCGTCTGCGCATTTCATAAGCAACTGTACAGTTTACACAATTTTCTTTGGATCCGGATGGATTCACATTTACACTGTCGCTTACCTCCGTAAGTTTCTCCCAGGTCTTTGGCACTCCTTCATATAACACCCTGCCTTTTTGTCCAGCGGATTCTTTTACATACTTCTTTTCCCACTCCCGATACTTCATATCCGCCGGCACATAATGCGTTTTCCCGTCCTCTCCCCTGGCCGCCCGCTGATCCTCCGCTGTAAACTCATCATCGAAATATGGCGCTGTGGTAGTCCGGCAGTTAGGATGGAACGGCGGCGCTGTCACCCCCACCTCATAATCCTTCTGTGCAAACACTTTTCCATCCATATCCCGGCAGATTTCCGAAGTATGGCTGTCCAGCGTGGCCACAATCTCATACTGCTCCACTCCCAGTTCCTTCAGGCAGTCCTGTTTCGCCGCGGAAGCGATGGCTGCGGATTCCGTCATCACCAAACGCCCGGCCTGGCTGCGGCTCACATCCATAGTCCTGGCCAAGCTGTCAATCGCCTTCTGAGGGGAAGCCCCGCGGATGATATTCTGGGACAACTCCGTATGCAGGGTATTTACCAGCTTCTGCTTGTTGCTCCAGATCCGGTCTGAAAACGCCGCGCCGTCCTGGGCCCAGGGTTTGCGGATCACCATATCAATCCGCTTGTCATCCAGCCGCGCCAGATTGCTTCCCACACCGGTCCCTTTGGCAATCTCATAGGCAGAATGGTAATAATTATCCGCATAGGACTTGTGGAGAAAATCTGTCATGCCGCCTTCGTATTCCGTTGAAAGCAGTTCTGCATGCTGCTGAATTTGAAGTTTCATCGCGTCCAGATAGGAAATGTGGTGCCGGGCTGAGGCATTTTCCAGCTGCTTCATCCAGCGCTGGTCAACGGCATTTTCCTCTCCGGCTTTTATGTACTGCTCCACTGTCCAGTGAAACTCCTTCAGATCGTTCTTTTTCAGCAGCCGCTTGGCTCCGGCCAGACTGATATCATTGTTGTCAGCCAGACGCTGATACCATCGGCCAATGTCCATCTGAATGTCATTGGAAGCCCTGCGGAATTGCTCCTGCAAGTCTTGGTAGTAGGCCGCGCTGCGCCGGTACTGCTCATCCTCCAGCTGCTCGAACCGTTTGTGCCAATAGTCTTTATTCCCTTGGTTTGCCTTCGCCACCTGCCTCACCACCTTCCAGGCCCGGCTCCTGCTTCTTCATCTGTCCGAAAGCCTGCTGATATGGGTCCATCTGTTCCATTTTTTTCTGTTCCTCCTCTTCCAAAAGCTTCATCGTCGCCTCCACATCGTCCACCCAGGGATGTTTCTGCAGAATCAGCTTGGTGGGAAGGAAGCCCACAGACTTCATGCAGTTGTCGATCAGCTCCGTCTCATTCACCAGAATGTTCCGGTTGAAGGTGATATCCACCTCTTCCTGCTCGTAGTCCCCCTGGCCGGTGCTACCCAGATACTGGTCCACGAACCACAGCAGATCCTCAAAGGCCGCTTGGTATTCCGTCTCCATCTCCTGGGCGTCCAGCTCAATGTCCTGGTAAATGGTCTGGATGTGCATTTGATTGGCGTCGCCAGTCAGCCGTGCGTCCTTGGCATCATAGGTCTTGCAATTCTCGATCAGGGCCTGCTTGAATATCTCCAGAATAACTCTGTAATTCTCTGCATTGACCTCCACCGTCAGCGCCCGCACATCGCCACCGGCACCGCTGCCGTCGTTGCGCACCTTGACTGCTCCATACTGGCTCAGGTTCCGCCGAAACTCCCCCAGGTTCTGCCCATCGTAATTGACTATGATCAGAATCGTGTTTCGGGCGTCCTCGCACATGTTGTTTTCAAAGGTGCTGACCATCAGGTTGATCCCGTCCTGGAGGCCCTTGCAGCACTTGATCAGCGGGATCTCATGTGCATTGCGCTTGAACGGAATCAGCGGTACGCGCTCCCAGTTGTAAGGTATCTCCTTATGTTGGCCATCGGGATCATGCTGTTCGACCAGGTAATGAGCCCCGGATGGGTGCAGCATATCAGGAATCAGGTTCCCGCCGTCCAGCTGATAGCGGTCCACACCATTGCTGGAATACAGCTCGAAGAACTCAAAGGTCTTTTCCGTTTCCCCTTCATATCCATCCAGCTGGTACAACCGGCCAAAACAGTCCAGCTCTGTGTGCTCCTCATCCGCCCAGAAGGGGATGATTTCATAGTTGTTGAACCGTTTAAATTGCAGCTGGCCCTGCTCATTGTAGTAGGGGTACAGATAGCCAATCCCGCCGCTGATGGAATCACCGGCCACGCGCTTCAAGGTTCGCAGGAATCGCTTGTCCATGATGTCTTTGAGAGCGGATGTATATTGGTCATTTTGAGTAGTGACCGTAAACGGCTTTGACAGCAGGTAATTCTTTTTCTGATCAACAGCCTTTTGATACTGATTGTCCACGATCCGATTGTCCGGCAGGTTCTTTACCGGCTCCAGCTCCCCCTTCTCGTTAATCGCGGTCCGGGGCGTGTGCAGGATATCGTGATCTCCCTGATAATAGCGATCCGCCAGGATCATGTCCCTGCGGATGGGGGATTGCTTCCATTTCTGGATTTCCTTCTCCAGAAAACGGATATCATTCATTCGGGTCCTTGCCCCAGCGTTTACAATGGCGTTAATACGCCGGGTCTCGCTGCCGTAATCTATCATCTTTATCACCTTCTTTCTCACTCAAAGCTAAATGCTGTTCCGGCGCCAATCTTCTCGGCAATGCCCGTGGTCGCGTCCGGGGCGTCATCGTGCTTGTTCTTACCTTCACGCTGGTATTTGATCATCGCATTGTGATACTCGGGCCAGCGGTTCTTCCAATCCTCCGGGAAATACACGTGCTGCATTACCCAGGCAGAGTTGGAATAAATCCGGGCCTGCTTGTTCTTGGACTGTGTGAACCAACGGATCACCGTGCGGTTACTTCTTAGAATTTCCCGCAGGATCCGTTCCACACTGCGGGCAAAGCCGCGGCCGCCGTTGTTGGACTCGATGTCCGACACATTTACATGCCCGGCATGCAGCATTTGGGCTGTTGCCGGTTCTGTGACCTCCATGGGTTCTTTTGTATAGAGTACATTCAGCACGTAAGCCTCGTTGGCAAATGTCACGCCGTAATTGATACTGCAAAGGTAATCCTCGCCGGTGTCCGCGGTATCTGTGTAATTGCGGATCTCTTTAAACTGTGGCAGTTGCCCGCTGTAGGTTTTAAAGCTGGTATACAACCTGCCTTTAAGATCAATGGGCTCCTGCTGGTAGTTGGCTGAAGCAATGTCCGCCCCCATGGCTTTAATCTTGGCCTGATAGGACTGATAGGATAGAACCTCCGAGCAGAGCATTTCATGGGTTTGGGGATCCAGCAATGCCTTCATACTGATATGGCGGATCCGCGCCCCGGCCTCCCTGAAATGTTCCAGAGCCCGGCCAGCCAAATCATCACTGGCCCATCTGGTCATGATAATAATGATCTTGCCGCCTTCCTCCAGGCGGGACAGCATGGTGTCTGTAAACCAGGTCCAGTGCTTTTCCTTAGTCAACTCGTTGTTGGCCTCCTCGGCGTTTTTGATGAGGTCATCGATAATGAGCAGCGTCGCGCCGAATCCGGTGGCCGTGCCGGTCGGTGAAGTGGCCAGATAGTTGTTGTAGCCGCCCTCCAAACTCCAGAGGTTCATGGCGCCATCGCCGCGCTTGATGGTCACTCCGGGGAAGATATCGGAAAACACAATCCGATCCCGGTCCGCCTTCTCCTCCTGGATATCATTGCGGACGTTCTTGGAGAACATGGTGGAAAGGGTCTCGTTGTAGGAACCTGTCATGATCTTCTGTGTCCGATCATTCCCTAGCACCCATTCAACCAAAAGGCCCGCGGTGCGGCTCTTGCCATGTCTCGGCGGCTCATTGACCACCATAACTTCATCGTCCGACTGGATAAAGTCCTGAAATTCGTTACACAGGTCAACCAGATACCGTCTGTCCTCTTTGTAGAAATCCGGCGCTTTCAAATGGCAATAAAAAAAGAACTCGCGCCGTGCAAGCTCTATCTGTGCTCCTCTAATTAATGTCTCTCTATCCACCATGGATCAGCTTCCTCAGTTCCTCCGTGGTCAAGCCGGCGTAGGGATTGTTTGTCTCTACCTGGCCGGATACCTGTACTTTATCGTTCCACATACCCAGATGGCGGCCGATCAGCTCCAGCGCCTTCCCTTTGTCGTTTAGCTTAATCTCGATTCCGTTTGCGCCTTCCTTGATCCCCGCAATAGCCCCCAGTTTATCGCGGGGCATATCGTCGGTGGCTTTAACCTTAACCACTGGGACGCTGCCGCGGCCCTCGATGGTCACAAAATCCGTCACATCTGCAAAACCGATTTTGGCCAGCTCCTGCAGTACACGGTCTTGGGTGATCTCGGTACGATGTTCCCGGTCCTTCATGCGCTTTTCGATGTAGGACGCAACGTTAACATTGGTTAACAGCCTACTTGCTGCTGCTTTGGCCACCTCATCGCTCCTCACTCGTGGATATGCTACCTTGTAGGCCCTGGTGGCATTAAGGTCAATCAAGTATTCATTGGCAAATATTTTCTGTTTTGGCGTCAGTGCCATCAGGCTCACCTCGCTTTCATAACCAATATTTTGAGTAAGAAAAAAGCACTTGCCGTCTATAAGCAAGTGCAAAAAACCTTGTAAAATCGTTATATTCCCCTTGACTAGCACGTAAATTCGTGCTATAATTAAATCATAGAAAGGAGGTGAACAGCAAATGAATGAATCGGTAAGCGAAATAATCAAAGACCTCTCGGAAGCACTACTCGCAATCGTCACCGCCATCTGCCTGATAGTCAAGACGAAACGAGAAAGCAAATCCAAAAGGTCCAAGAGAAAGAAGTAAGGCCAGGGGCTTCGGCCCCTCCCTTCTTCACCTATAGTATACCACATTCATTTGCTGAAATAAACATGAAACTTTACCGTATCATTTTAGTTGTGCTTACCGTCCTATTCCTTTATGAGGGATTTAACGGTGAGTTTGCAAATCCTACCTTGTTTGACTGGCTAAAATGGGCTGCATGGCTCTTCTGTTCCGTCACCTATGTCATATGCTCCAGGAGGAAAAAACAATGCGGTTAAAAGAAATACGCACTGCCCAGGGACTCTCTGTCCCTAAGCTCGTGGAACTTTCCGGCGTTCCCCGTCGTACCATCCAGGACCTGGAGGCCCGCGGTGATGGCCGGATCTCCCCCGCCATTAAACTGGCGGACGCCCTGGGCGTTACGCTTGATGAGTTATGTAGGGATGAGGCGGCCGAATAGGCGGCCTTTTCCTTCGTTTCGATGCTAAAAAAGTGTTGATTGGGGGCTAGTTCCTTAAATTGCCCTATATATTTTGAACCACTATTGCTTTTCTTCTTCATCTATCATTTCGAGAACCCTCGTTACGGCATAAATATTAAATAGCTGGAAAATAGAGGACACAAAACTAACTGTTCGCCACAAAATAATTCCGATAAAAATAAAATAGGCGGAAATTAAACCCATGGCAATTATATTATTAATTATAATACTCATAAAAAGTGTAAAATTATCAGCCACACAAAGTAACACTATTTTAATAATCAATGCTGTCATTATCCCAACAACCTGCAACAACATTAAATATACAAAGTTTTCATTAATATCTTGAAGCCTGCTTTTCTCTTCACCGTTCTCATCTACTTTTGTATCTTCCAAAAGTTGAAGTAACATCTTTTTATTCATAAAAGCCTGAAGTAATGAGTATCCTGTGAATATCACTCCAAAAAGCGCCAATAAAATATTTAAGATAGTATCTACATTATCTCTAAAGATTATAACCGTGTCTTTATGTATTCCAACCGCGGTCCCTAAGATCAAACATATAAATACCAAAATACAACGCGATTTTATGTCTTTCTTTTCAACTTTAAGACCTTTAATTGCTCTTAAAAGTAACTTTTCGGAGGGTTCGGCTTTAAGCAATTTTTCCAAATTTTTAATATCTAATTTTTCCATGTGCGTCCCCCTCCTTTAAAATACTCATTTTTCTTTATTAATAAATGGAATGATTTTTTTCTGATTTCTTAAATATATCTTATTGTTTTCCTCACTGGTGTAATTTATACTGTCAATTTCTTTTCCTTGCTTAATCATACTCGTAAGTTCTGTATTTCTCTCACCTTCGGGAACATTCATTTTTCGCCTGTCAGATATTTCATTATATCTAATTGTGGATTCCCCTTTTCTTCCTGGATATTTCGCTACTACAACCGGTTCGACCGTCCCTTCAGCTGCCTCAACAACTTCTATAACTCCATTAATATTTTTAGGTGAACGATATGTAACTGATCCACGATCACTTCCAATTTTTCTGCGTAATTCTTTTGATATCCCACTCATTATTCCAGATAAATCTAAATCCCCATCTCCATTTAGAGGATAAAATTTGAGAGTTAATGTTGAAATTTTTTCTACTTGTTTTAATGCCGCCACCATCCCGCCTTTGGGCGGTATACCTACCACACTGACAAGTGGAATCGGGAGTTGCACTTTGTTAAGTTCCATTCTTGAGTGATTTTCTCTTGCCACATATGTATCCAGAATATACTTGACAGTTGAACGAAAACTGTCTAAAGATGGACTTCCTTTTTGATTTTCCACTAAAATCATTCTATGATTTTTCAAATATACTATAAATGTAGAAAATGGAGCTGTTGGGTACACATCGTTTCTTTCAACCAGATTTCCTTTTTCGTCAAACATAGATTTAACTTCAAGGACTGTACTTTTAACAATCAGTCCTGTCAATATATAGTCTCCATCTGTATCTTGCTTAACTTCAACATTCATAAACAAGTATGTATTATCGCCCTGACGTCTTGTAATTCCACTCTTTAAGGCAGGCATTAATATGTCATCGAAATAGTCCAACAATGGACTTTCTTCCTTTTCTCCCATAAAAACAATGTTAAAGTTGGCCACTGAAACCCTCTTCTGGTTTTTAGATTTTTGCTTCTTATCCATATTGTCCTCCCCATTTCGACATTTTTTTTAATTATACCATATGTCGAATGGAAAGAATATACAAATATCCCCTCGCCAATTTTACAGATCATACAAAATGGCTGGACTTTGGACTTTTATATAATATACTATAGAACATTTGTTCGAATAAGTAAAATTAGTTTTTTTAATGAATACCCTTTGTGTAAAATAAAAGACACCCTATCTCTAGGATGCCCTAATCGTACCTGGAAAATGTCCTGGGGAATAAAACCATGTACGAGTCAGCCGGCGGGCTGTTGCACCCGGCAGCCGTGTCTTATGGGGAGGTTGGGGGAGGAAGTGATCTTTACACCACTTCCAGTCTACACTATAACACTTTGAATTAGAACATATAGAACATTTAGAACAAATTTTAACTTTTTTCCAAAAATCTTCTAAATTCCATTTTTATGCTATCCGCCGTTGCCTTCCGCCCTATTTTTGTGGCGGCTTCCCCCCAGGATAAACCCTCAAAAAATTTAAAACGAACGATCCGCTGCATACGCTGCGGAATCGTATTAAGCCAGGCCTCCACCTGCACCTTGATCTCCTCGGCTCGGGTCTTGCGTTCCTCCAGCAGCCGTTCATAAGCCTCCAATGATCCTGGATCACTCACGACTGAGTAAGCCATCCCATGAATCTTAATACCCTGAACCGTATAAGGAAACTCCTTCATAGAGCCATATACCCTATCATTCAGGATGGTCTTTCGCTGCTTCTTGACCCTCCGGATGTCCTCCTCCGTCTCCTTTATCAGCTCGCAGGCGTCTATGTACTGCTCCAGTATCTGCTTGTCCATCGGTATCACCTCCCGCCAAATGCCCATATAACTCCTGCATAGGCCAAGACAAATATAATTCCCATAGCAGTGACAACGATAGATTTCCCGATCCATACTACGAGTTCTTTTAATAGCTTCATATCTCTCCTTTATTTTAATTCATCGGTATATGCCGATGAAAAACAGTATTTCACCATTTTTCATTCTTACGAAAATTCAATTTTCATCGGCACACACCGATGAAATGCTAAGTTAATTGTTAAGTAAATCTCCCTCAACCTCAAAGTATATGTATCTGCTACTCTGCTTAACTGGCTTATTAATGTCTACCCACTTTTTTAAAAGTCTGGCATATATCCGCAATTCTTTTACCTTGACCTTAAATCTAGTCCAGGTCTTTCCATCACGTTCAAAAATACTTGTTTCCATCGTTCTTCCCTTTCCTTTGCCTTACCGGAAAATGCTAATATTTATGATCCTCACATGCGCCATCATCTGGCATATATTTGTCCTTTTTCTGACAATAAGTCATATATCCTTCGTCTGCGTCTTTTACTTCACTTCCGTGTATACATGTTGCGCAGCATACATCATTATCCCAATCACAATCCATAACAACCTCCTCAAATGCTAATTTTGCTAAGTTATCTATTTCCAAAGACTGCACCAGGTTACTGTATCGCCTACATTGATCATCGATCCCTTCCACCTCCGCTCTACAACTCTTTCTCCAACTGCAGCAATTCCGCCCTGGCCTGCGTGATCCGGCGTCTGATCGACTCCTTGGTGTGATACATATCAAGTTCGTTGTACAACGGCCCGCGGCCATTTCTCACTTCGAAATTCTCATACTCCTTCACGCTCTCAGCCAGCGTATTCACCATGTTCTGTACCATCATGATTCGATTCGATTTACGCATTCCGCTTCTCCTTCCCATATGCCGCCCGTTCCCGGGCCTCCAGCTCATCCATGAACCAATTCACAATCGGCGCCGCCACAGGCTCCTCTTCCATGGTCGGCGTCGGGCCTTCCCACTTCCGAACCAGGTGAGTACCATACCTTACTTTGATGACCTCCGCTTCACCTATCATAACATCCCACTGGACCGAGTCTCTGGATGGAACGTTATCACGCCACTTCATCCAGAATTGATTGTAAGTTTCATTAAATATGTTTGATATATCCTTATTTGTCATACAATTCTCCCAAAGTAACCGTTTTTAAGGTTACCGTAACCCTCCGCAACAGAGTCTTGGGTTACCGCTCAAACCCTTGTAAAATAAGGCTTTACAGGCTACAGTAACCTAAGTAACCCTATTTTTTTAATCCCTTACGCGCGAGGCTTTTTTTCTAAAACTTTGTGAAATAAAATACAAAGATTATAATATTTTTTTCTCTATATATAGGCGTGTGTTTTTTAGGGTTACTTGGGTTACTCTATCCAAAACAGCCCGCAAACCCTCTTAAAATCAAGCTTTTTGCAGTAACCCTCCTTGGGTTACTCTCGTCAGTTAAAGGGTAACGTTTCCTGCACTCCGTCCTCATTTACCTTGATGAACCCATCCTTATCCGTATTATCGTTGAGCTTCAGGAACACGCAGCGGACCTTATTCCCCTTAAAGCTTTTAAGCTTGTCCATCTTTTTTCCACCAGCCTCCGCCTGGAGCAGCCCCTTCCGATTCGCCCATGACAGGAATGAGGCCCGGGAAAATCCGCCCTCCTTGCACAGTGCCGTAAAGGCCGTGGTATAGATAATGGCATACCCGTTTTCAATCGTCCCCCACTTCTCCACGTTCTCCACCTTGTCGTCGAACCTGGCCGGATTCATCGCCACCTTGTCAAGCACATACTGATAGCACCGCTCGTTGTCGGATAGCTCGTCTCGGTCCACCAGGACCTCCCTGGCCTCCTCCAGGCTGATGTACTGCCGATCCTTGAACAAATAGTCTGTGGCCAGCTTATCCGCCGTCAGGATGATCGACAGGGACAGGCTCTGCTTCTGCATTTTGTCATCGTCCGCCAGCTGCCGCAGGAAACCCTGTTGAATCTCTCGCACCTTATCCCAGCCAAGATCTTTCAACACGTCCACAAACTCCCTGCCGGCGTGGCCATAGTTGCGCTTGACCAGCTCCGCAGTTGCCCCAGGATCGTCAAAGACTCGCTGCCCGCACTCAATCTCCAGGATCCGATTGATAGCGCCACCCTGGGTCACGTAAGAGCTCAGGGGCCGCTCTCCATTGGTCAGAATGCAGTTCTTCCAGTGATTCTCCCGGTTCAGTCCCAGTTCCTTGTTGGAACGGGTCTTGCCCTTTCCGGAGCACAGGTCGTAGACCAGGCCCTCAAAGTTATCCTCGATCTTCCGGTTCTTCTTGGAGGAATCGTCCAGGATCAGCGGTAGATGGTTCAGCAGGTCGCATATAGCTTCCAGGCCAGTCTCTGTCCCCTTGTAGTCTTTAATATATGCACTCTCGTCCGGATTAGCCCAGACCGACGCTGCCACCATGGTAGCCACACTTTTTCCGCCTTCCGTGTCACCCCAGAGATCAACAAAGTATGTCAGACCGCCCAATGGCTGCACTAAAACACTTGAAAAGGAAGCCGCCAACATGAATTTGATTTCCATACGGCACGTTCGGCGCAGCTGCGTCACATATTCATACCATTTGTTACGACTGCCAACCTGCGCTATGCTCTCAGCTATCTGCCTGTACCTGGCATCTCCATCGAACACTATTTCCGTATCGTAAGGCAGGAACCCGCCGCGGATCCAGCCCAGCTTAGAGGTGGAATACTGAACCGCGATATGGTCCTCGTTGGCGTTCTCCACGTCCGCCAGGTACCGCACCAGGTACTTGGCGTTCTCGCTGGTCACTGCGATCCCCCGGCCTGACAGCGATACAATCCTGTTGGCGGAGGTCACCATGGTCTTGGGGACAATAATCTCCTCCCACCGCCCATTCCGCTTGTAGGCCAGCTTGATCTGCTCCTCGCCGGTCTCCAGATTCTTCATCCGCTCCACCGGCAGGATCGGGTGATAGCAGGCCAGCACATCGGTATAGCCCGTGGACGGGTTGTTCAGATAGATTCCGTTCTCCGTGGCAATCCACTGTTTACACTGCATGTTATCATAAGGGCCGGAAAAATTCGTCCACTGCTCCAGCGTGCAGGGCTGGCTCTTCCGGTCCCGCTCCTGCCGCTTCATCTCCTTCTCGATCCTTTTGTAGGCTGACACCATGTCCCGAAACTCAGTCTTGACCCTCAGTTCGGCGGCCCGCAGGCCCAGCGAGGCAAGGAGCTCCGCCCGGAACAGCTCATCTTCCTGGTCAAACACCTCCGTCAGAATCTCCTTCGACAATATCGTCTCGGCCGTCAGCTCCTTCAACGGCACCATGCTACCACCTCGCTTCCAATCCGCTTAATTCTGCCTGCACATAGAGCTGGTACTGCAGGGCGTTGTAACAATCACACCAGACCTCACTTAATGGCTCTGAGCGTTCCATGTAGGCCCGGTACACGCTGATCAGCATGTTGTTCAGACTGCGCCGCTCCCGTTCCTTCTCCGCGGCCTTCAGGCGCATGGCGCGCTGTTTCTGCGCCTGATAGACCGCCATCCGGCTGGAAAATGTGGGCTTCCGATATTCTCCGCCCAAGCTCATGAATGCTTCCTTGAAGGAGATATTATCCATCATCCGGATGAAGTCGAAAATATCCCCATGGGCGCCGCAGGCATGGCAATGAAAGTCCCGGTCATACACCTTCAGGGACGGCTCCCTGTCGCCGCCATGAAACGGGCAGCAGATGAATCCGGCCCTGTTTGGCTGGAACCCATACCGCCCCACGATGTCCCGCATACTGTAGGCTGCCTTGATCTCCTCAACCGTCATTACCATCACCACCCAACAGCTCGATGATCCTCCGGCCGGTATCCTTCTTCTCGCAGAACAGAAACCGGCAGCCATACTTGCGCTGGAACGTAGACAGGATCTTATACAGCTTATCCCCGGTGGTGGCGTTGGTTTCCCGCTCTGTCCACCGGCCTGTCTCCGGGTCCCAGAACCGCTTATGCCGGCGGGGATTATCCCACCAGATGACATCTTCCAGGCACTCTATGCCCTTACCATGCTCGCACAAAATGATCATGTGAATCCCATGTTCCTGAGCCCGCAGCATTTCATCCCGAAACCGGTTATGTCCCTGGCAGACGTTGCTGCACAGCTCGTTCAGGTTCTGCTTCCGATCTATAATCAATCGGGGATTATCAAAGTTCATGTAATCCCCGACATAAAGTTTTGATACAAAATGATCCACGCCCTGGCGGTCAAATTCCGCCACGATCTTCTGGATCGCCCGGGCCTTCTCCCGGCTGTCAATCTGTATATTCAAGTAATCACCTCTGGTCAGTTGAAGGGAAGGCCGTCGTCCTCCACCCCATCCGGAATGTTCATAAACCCGTCACCCAAATCACTTACAGGCGTAGGCCGCTGCTGCGATCCGCCATCTTCTGCGGACGCCCCCTTGCTCTCCACAAACTCCACGTTTTCTGTCACAACATCGGTAGTATATATCTTGGTCCCCTCCTGGTTGACGTAGGAACCCGTCTGGATCCGCCCGGTGAGTCCCAGGCGTTGCCCCTTCCGAAACCACTTCTCCAGAAACTCCGCCGTCTTGCCAAAGGCAACACAGGAGATAAAGTCTGCCTCGTCTCCACCGTCCTTTTTGAACCGCCGGTCCACCGCCAAGGTAAATCTGGCCACGGTGGTGCCGCCATCCGTGTACCGGACGTCCGGATCCCGGGTGAGGCGGCCCACTAACTGCACACTGTTCACGCTGCTCCCTCCTTGTCTGCCTTCTTATATAATTCAAGCTTGTTCATACAATCCTTGTACTGGGCTACACTCATCTCTGTCATGTCCTTGATGCTGTACATCTTGAGGATCTTCTCCATTTTGAGTCCCTTGGTGCTGTATTTCTCCACCATGGATCTTACGGACTCAATCATGGCCGGAGTGACCTTGTCCGCTTCCGCAGCCTGTGCCGCCGGGGCCGCAGATAGACTCTGTTTCCTGTTTTCCAGCTTCCCTGCCTCCTGCTTCCCGGATGTTTTCGCGCTGCCCTTGGTGCCTTTTCCAGCTGTATTATCCTGGTTGTCTGCATCCTTCACATCATCAATACAGAACAGCCCATTCAGGGCATACTTCCTGGCATAGCTACTGGTGCTCCCTGTCACCTGGGACACATCCATCCCCTTCTTCTCCTGCTCTTCCCTGGCGTAGGCCGTGTTATCCACCGTCTCGCCGGATTCACAGTCCACGAACCTGGCCGTGGCTCTGATGTAATACCGGTCGCCAATCAGCATCAGCTCATCTCCGACAATCAGCGCCGCATTTACCTCCTGCAGGAGGGGCTTGGCCGCCTCCTGAATATCCTCGCAGTTCCGGTAATGATAGTTCCCGAATTTGTTATACTGATTCTTTGGAGCTTTCAGACCGAACTGTACCCGCTGCAGTTTTTCATATACGTTCACAGCCTATCCCTCCTCGTCCTCAATCTTAATAATTGTGTCATTGGCCGCATACCGAATCAGCGCCGACGCCAGCTCACGGACGCTCAATTCCCCATCTGATTCCCGGAGCAGCTTCTCCAGCAGATCAGCGGCGTCTGAATCAATCTTGATTACACCATCACCTTTGGCATTACGGCTGATTTTCACATCACGCTTGCGTCTTACGATAATCACGTTAGGCATCTTCTGCTCCCCCCTCTACAACGTCCACCTCTTCATCCATCCGGAATGAGAAGTCGGTCTTGAAGGAATAACCGCCACTGCTGCATACATCTGCTACCACCTTGCTCCCAGATGGCCGAACCTTCTCAACACAAAATTTCTGCCAGTTTCCATAGTCCCCATATTCCACCCGGATCACCTGGCCGGGCTGGAGATCCTTTGCTTTTATCATCATGGGCTCAATCCTCCAAAATAACTTCCGCTTCCAGCAGCGCCATATCCTCCAGCACCCGGTCATAGTGTTCTTTGTTCTCTGTAGTCCCGGACTCAATAGCCCGGCGAGCGGTCTGCTCCCTGAACAGCGTCCAAAGCCGAAAATATTTCTCATTCATCTTGCATTCTCCTTCAATATCCCTTAAAATAGGGATGTAATCTCACTATTTAGTTGCTGGAATCCCGGACGGTTGCCTCCGTCTGGGGTTCTTTTTCGTACTCCTGAACCAGACTGTGCCATGGATTCCTCCGTTCGTCCAGGCTGTTGGCCATGCCATATCCACCATTGACCGATACGATCACGTAGCAGGCTCCATGCCGGCGCTGCCAGTCTGCCAGCTGATCCATGATCTTCTGCAGCTCAATACATGCTCTTGACATCGTCTCACCTCCCATCCCGCATTAACTGGTAGAAATAATTCAACAATTCGCTCACATCTTGTGCTCTGTAAACTGCACTCGGATTTGTTTTCGCGCTTTCCTCGATGTATCCGGTAGCCCAGGCAATCGCCTCTCTCAGCCCGCGGTCGGACTCTTTAAGCCGTTCCACTGCCGTCATCTTAATAAGCTTCACGCTTCCACCTCCTACACCCCAATAATCCCGCCCCAGGTCAATGCCAGCAGCGTTCCGGTGATCGAAAACAGCACCATACACATCAGCGCCATCCGCTCCGCGCTCTCCAGGCTTCCCGTACCGGATCGTCCGCAGTTCCCGCTGCAACCGCCGCAGTTATTTCATGGCCTCGTCGTAAGTATCTAACATCTTGTTGTACTGCTCCACTGGTATGCAAATTGATTTTTTCATGCCATAGCCTCCTCTTTTCTGTAAGATGTAATCAGCGAAAATACATCTCGCCAAAATTCCATAATCCAAGGCTTCCCCAACTTATCCATCTCTGTCTCCATCTCCGCCTTGTATTCCTGATATTCTTCATCATTCATCTTGAGACACTCACAAACAATCTCACACACCATGGGAGTGGATTCACGAACAAAATCATCAAAGGTCATTTTAGCCCACCCTCCTCTCCAGTCCGCGGGGCTTATGCTGTTTCTCATGGATGTGCCCCAGAGCCCACGTCATATCAGTTTTTACGGCCTTGTATTCCGCATACATTACCTGCCGGCCATCCTGGAATTTTAGTGACATATTCACATATTTGATTCGCTTATTGGTATGCATATAATCCAGCGCCCAGTAATCGCCCTTCTTGCTGGCTTCCCAAATCTCATACAGATCCCGGTTCAATTCTGCCATCCAGCGACGGTGCCGGCTGCTCTTGTTATTCAACATGGAAAGCGTCGGGCTGAACAAATAGCTGGGCTTGCACATCATATACCGTGCAAGATTTAAGGCTTCATCAGCCATCAGCAGTTCATCCCCGTTCAATATTGCCTCCATCAGTTCCGGCGTCACGTCTGCGCCACGGGCCATTGCCTCCAAGCACCAATACTGTTTATGTTCCTCTACTAAATTCGGATATTTCATATTGTTATCCCCTTCCTTTTTTACCCCGGAGATGCTATACTTTTCTTGGATATTGTTGTATAGCCTCCGGGTTATCGGCCTTTAAGGAGTTGGCGCTTCTTAAAGGCTTTTTCATTGTCACATTTCCCCACGGTTGATCTTACCGATCTCCAGCTGCATGTTAGTAGGCGGCGCCCATCCGTTGATATACTCCAGGGCCTCATCAAACCTCACGGTGGGCGTGTTCTTATAGGAATTGACCCCGAAATAATCCTGGTAATCATGCCACAGCCTTGAAATGACCATGCCGTACATCTTGGGCGCTCTGACATTCTCATCCGTCTGCGGGTACTGGTAAGAGTAGGCCCGCGCTTTCTTTCCGCCCACAGCGCCCACGGCCACCGACTTGGCCAGTGCCTGAAGCTCCTGCTGCTGCCCGTAGTCAATCGTCATGGTGTTTTCCAGCTTGTCCACACGGACTTCCACGCCGCCCAAGCGCTCGCCCTGCTTGTCCAACATTCCAAGCTGAATCCTCAGCATTTCCTCTGGTGTCAGATGGCGCCACTGTTCTTTTTCTCTCGGAAGGAAAGCAGCTGCCAGAACGTCCGCGCACCGGTCCTGGTACTCCTCCAGCTTTTCAGCCAACTCCGGCATCTCCTTTTCCATTTTCGGAGTAATCTCCAGTTTTGCCAGAGCCAAGGGAAGTTTCATGATGTCAATACACCAAACATCTTTACCTGTTCTCAGCCCTAAGTAGGTCCCCGAAAATTTTTGGGTACCTTTTCCTACAGATTTATCAAATACCCATTTGTCGCGCCGATATTCAATCTGCTTCTCATCAAATCCCAAATCCCTCAGAATAGGATTTATCCCAGCATAAATCTTCCCGCTGTCCTTCTCCTGTACTGCCAGCAACTCAGCTCCGTAGAACGGAACTTTTTTCACCACTAAATCATTCATCTGCTCATTTCCTCTCTTTCTTTTTAATTGTTCTGGAGACTCCTTCCCACGACTCACCAGTCACAACTCCTCCGAAGTTTCTCGCAGAACCGCTAGTTATTCACCACCAAGCCCACAGCGCTCATGATCACCTTCTGATCCCGTGTGGGCCTCGTCGCTCTACTTCTCCCCATTGGACATCCTCGCCTTTTCCATCTTTCTGTGAAACTCGTCATTCGGTGCCGGATCATTGCAATAGATCCGCAGATCACCAATAACATGCATCCATTCAATCAGCACCTCATCCAAATCCCAGTTCTGGTAATCCCAGAGGAGACAAGCTACATCGTTGGCGCCGCCAAGCGGTTGGTCCGCGGGCCAGCACCGCAGCTTGTCCATGGTATAGAAGTAATCCTTCTCATTCCACCTAGTCCCATTAAATTTCTTCTCCACCGGGTACATCCGCAGCAGTTCCGCCGGTGTCAGCCTTCCTATGGCCTCCATAACCTGTTTCAGGTCCTGGTATCTACGATCAATCATCAAGCAGGACTTTGGGCCTCTGCTACGATTTAAGGATTCAATACCATCCATCCCATAGGCCTTGACCGCCAAAAATATGTATTTGGCCAGATCATCCACCTGGAGGTTCTTGATCCCGCGTGTACCACCATGACCTTCGGTGAAGCGTCTCAACGCCTTGCTGTATTTCCCTTGTCTATCGTCAATGCAGTCGCTGATCCCAATCGTGTCCCAACATCTCCATGCCTCCCGTATGAACGGCCACAGAATTCTGACTGGTCCGTGGAAATGCCGGAGCATATGGTAGACAAATGTGATCCTGTTACCCGTTCGCCGGACACTACTAGGGATCCTCCTACATTTCCGTTCCGCCTCATACAGATCCGTAATGTCCTTGATGTCCTGTTCGCTTACCTTATATGCAAATTTCTCCACACGGACCGCTTTCAGGTCATCCACGCTCATTTTTCGCAGGGAATACAGCATGTTATTGAGAGAGGTGTAATAATCCTGACAGCTCTGCAGCAGCTTTTGCATATCGTCCAAGTTCTGCGGCTGTAAGTAAGCCCCTAATATCTCCCGACACAATCCAATGCCCTGGGAATCCATCTGTAACTTCCACGATGTCGGCGAACCATGTGACACATGCACGCCATCCACCAGTCCTGCGGCCTCGATCCGGTCACAGCACAACTTCGCGTATAGCTCCATCCCCGCGTTGGCCAATACCTTATGCACATCAACCATAGCGTCCGGCAGATATCCGCCCTCCTTAATCTGTTTCAACAACAGGCCCTTACTTTCCTGATCCATCGCCCTGTCCTCCTCTGCCGTTTTTGTCTGTCTCCCCTGCCCGGGAACGTCTCGCATAAAACTCCTCCAGGCTCTCCCCGATTATTTTCTCTACCTTTGCCGGGTAAATCCGAAACTCCCATGTGGCCTTACCGGACTTCTCCGGCGGGATTACTAGGCCCAGATCCAGGACTCCCCTTCGCATATCCCTCCGAATATTGCTCGGACTTTTCCCCAGAATAGGGGCCGCGTCCTCTGGCCTTAAGCATAATTTTGTCATGACCTACATCTCCTTTCTTCTTATATTCCGATACACTCTTACATAGCGGTTTTACGTTCTTACCGCTTACAGCCGGACAGCTGCTGTGGATGGATGTGATTGTCAATGTGCTTGGTACGGGGTAATATAGCACGATATTTTAAATGTTTCAAGTCCCGCAAACCCGCGTAAAATCGAGCTTTTTTCGTCTAAATCACGATTTAACCGAGTAAGGATTTTACCGATTTTTTCATCACTTTTTGCCCCTCTACGTGCATGTAAAAATTTACAATAATTTACATTTGGTTAAATAACAATTTAGACGAATAAAAAATCCAATTATAAAATTTTTATAAACTATACTTTGTGATGAAATTAACAGAGCTTCTGTTGTGGGTTTTCACAGACCGTTCTTAAAAATGTGTACGCTTCGGGGTGGTGCTTTAACCGGTTTCGCATAGTCATCAGGGTTTTCTCCTCTTGCTGCCGCCTCCTCCCGCATTTCCTCAATGCGCTTTACAACCTCTTCACGGCTCTCTCCCGTAATATCCATAACGTCCTCTACTGTGAACGTCTCATGTATGCCAAAAGCTGATGCCAAGCTCATTCTCATGCCATTATATACGGACCGTAAAGTAAGGCCATTTTCCTCCATACCGCTTTTCATTAAGCTCGCTATCAAGTCACGCTGTACCCCATACTTGCCATATCGATTACATATTGCTGTTACTGCGCTTTCAAATTCTTTGTCCACCTTTTTCCTCCTTCTGCTCCAGTATCTTTCTAATTTCCGGAATCACAGTGTCAAAGTACACCCAGGTATCAACCTCTTTTACGGAATGCTCGCTCTTGCTGTGCCGATACTCGCCATACTCTTCAGTTTTCAAATTGTGCGCATTGGCAAGCCGTCCCACCTTGTTGGCGCTGATCCCGAACATCTCCCCGATCTCTCCAGCTGAATAAACCTTACGCTCACGCTTCGGCAAGGGAAGAAGTTGCTCACCGGAAAGTACCTCACTGGCCTTCGCCACCAGAATCGTTTTGTATGTACTGGACAGCGTGTCCACCTGAGACAATTTAAGGTATGTCTGCGCCATCCGAGACCGAGCGTTCATCATCATAATTTCAGTACGGTCTGTATGGACCTTACTTTCTACTTTCTTCTGTGATTTTCCTTTCTTATACTTCTCTTCCACCTGGATGAAATACCGGCGCACCTGCTTCCCCTTCTCGTTACGCTCCAGCATCGCCATTTCCTTGGCTGTGGCCAATTTAATGATATATTCCTGCTTGGGCCTGCCTCCGGTACTTTTTGACAAAATTGTCGTAAAGTCCGTATTTTCAATAGCGTCACATTCTTTCAGCCTGTTCTTAACCCAGTTGGAATACTCCTGCTTGCTTCCCAAGCACTCATACAGCTCCGTTCCATTCTTCTAGTTTCCTTTAGGACACATTTCTGTCAAAAAAAATATGCATAACATCTGCATCTGTCAAATTAAGTACATCCGTAAGTGCCAAAATTTCTCGTCGATTAAATTCACTTACGCCATGCATTTTTCTGTAAAATGTAGTTCTACCAATCGTTATTCCACATTTTACGTTCATCTCCTTAATTACCTCATTGATACTTTTCCCTGTTAAAATGATTTTTGACTTTAAAATATTTCCATCCATTTTATTCACCTCCTCCTTGTTTCCTACAGGATACTTTTTGTTATACCATGTAGCCACTTGATAGTCAAGCGCATTTTTTCTTAAAGGAAACTTTTTTCACATTTAGTTTCACATTTGTTGCAATTAAGACACTTTTGAGATATAATATGATTAGCTCATATGGAGGTGAAAAATATGGATAATCGTTTATATGAAAGAAGAAAAGAACTTGGACTCACTTTGGAAGAGGTTGGAAAAATTGTTGGCGTAAGCAAAAGTACTGTGAGAAAATGGGAAACTGGATATATAGAAAACATGAAAAGAGATAAGATAGCTCTTTTGGCTGAAGCATTACACGTATCCCCATTATATATTATGGGGATAGACGCTTCCCTTGAACAAGCAAATGATGACAATTATGTACAATTTCAAATTGATTCAAATTTCCCAAATATAGACAAAAGTAAAACAAAAGACCCAAATTATAAACGTGAAATAGGACATGACCTTGATAAGCTAATCGAGGAAATAAAAAATGATAAAGATGGCCCCTTGTATTACAAAGGTGAGCCACTCGATGCAGAACATCTTGATTTATTGGCCAAAACACTCGAATTGGCACTTGCAGAGGTTCGGAAACGGAACAAAATGAAAACGCCCTCTGTAGAATATCTCATGCCGCAGGCCGCCCACGAGCGCACCGACATAGAAGTAAGTGATGAGATGCGCAGGCACGACGACGACATAATGGCTGATGACGACTTCTGGAACAAATAGGGAGGCGATCACACTTGACGTATGATGAACTTCTGATTGCAGCGGACGAGGAAGGGCTTATTGTAAAGGAAGTCCCCCTACACTCTGGAGACGGGAGGTGCCGTGGCCGCCGGATCGCTATTCGCCAGGACATCCCTACTCTCAAAAAGAAAGCGGATGTACTCGCGGAAGAAATGGGCCATTACCATACTACCGTGGGACGTATTATTGAACAAGACTCTGTTACGGCCAGAAAACAAGAACGAGAAGCGCGGCTGTGGGCTTACAAAGTGCAGCTTCCCCTTCTCGATATTGTCAGGGCATATCAGGCGCATTGCAGCAATGTGGTTGAAATGTCAGAGTATCTCAATATATCTGAGGATACGATACAGGACGCCCTAGATCTATACCGTCAAAAATATGGACGCGGAACATCTGTCCTGGGGGATTACTATATACAATTTGAGCCTTACTTGGACGTGTTTGAATACTATAAAATCAATTAGGTTGTGCGAGGAGGATACAAATGAAAAAAAGATTCCTTATTTTAATTTTATCGGCCCTTACAATAACTGCGTGCAATGCTGGGGTCACCCAGAGCGAATACGAGGCAATTTCCAAGGAGGCCGTAGAATACAGCAGTCAGGCGGTTGAGTATAGTAGCCAAGCCGCGGAAATGGCCAGCAAATATTACGATCAACAAAAGGACAACAGAGAACTCACCAGTCAAATTAACTCTGTAAAATATGAGTTTGATAAATACAAGGAATCCATGTCTGAATATGAGGGAGTTGCTGCGGCTGAAGCTCAGGCCAGACAAATTGAAGCCGAATCTATAGCTGCTTCCAAAGCCGCAGAGGAAGAATCTGCCCTCGCAGCGTCCAGAGCTCAGAAAGAAGAAGAACGAAAAGCAGCAGAAGAAGAAAAGAAACATGAATATGAGACTGGCATTACCTATGAACAGTTGGCTAGGAATCCAGATAATTACAAAAATAAAAAAATAAAATTTTCCGGTACAGTCTTGCAGGTGCTTGAAGGAAGCGGAGATAATAATCAAATTAGGCTAGCTATTAATGATGATTATGGAGACATTTTATTCTGCGAATATAACAAGAAGATTGTTTCGTCCAGGATACTGGAAAATGATCATATAACCGTATATGGAATATCCTATGGGTTATATAGTTATACATCAACCATGGGCACTACAATAACAGTTCCGGCAGCTATACTCGATAAAATTGACCAATAGATTTTATATAATAAAAGCCCCAGGAGCCGCGAACTCCCAGAGCTTTCAAAACCAATGCAACCGATAGGATACCGGCCACAATACACACTTATATTATACCCGGTATCCTTCCCAAAGTGAACCCTGAACAGACGTTCTAAGGAGGAATGATACTATGCCAAGACGCCCCAAACACCCCCGGCTCCCCAACGGCTACGGTTCCATCCGCTACCTGGGCAAAAGCCGCAAGAACCCCTTTGCCGTCCACCCGCCGGCCGACATCGACGGGAACCGGCCACCGGCCATCTGCTATGTTGACGACTGGATGAAGGGCTTCATTGTCCTTACATCCTACAAGGCCGGCACATACACCCCAGGGATGGAGGCCACGCTGGAGATCCCCAGCAGCGCCAGCTCCAAGGATCTGGAAGCCCTGGCAAGCCGTTTAATGGCCGACTATAACCGCGTCAAGGGGATTGAGCCTGAAGAGCCTGAAAAGAGCTTTACGGAGGTCTATGAGGCGTTCTACGCCAACAAATTCCCCGAGGGCCACAAATATTCCAATGCCACTGTGCGCGTAACACAAGCCGCCTTCAAAAATTGCAAGTCCCTTCACGATAAAATATTCCGCGCTTTGCGGTCCGAGGACCTTCAGGCCAACCTGGACTCCTGCCCACTGAAGCACGCCAGCCTGGAGCACATCATAAACCTGTACCATCAGATGTACCACTATGCAGATGGCCAGAGTTGGTGTGACAAGGATTACAGCAAATTTGTGAAAATCAAGAAGGAAGATGACGATGAGCATGGAGTACCGTTCGCCGACGACGAGCTACGCGTCCTCTGGAAAAACGTCCAGGACGAGACGGCGGAAATGGTACTGATCATATGCTACTCAGGGTGGCGGATCTCCGAGTACATCGGTCTGGAAGTGAATTTGAAAGAAAAATACTTTTTCGGTGGTATGAAAACGGAGGCCGGCGAAAACCGTACCGTGCCAATCCATTCCGCAATACTGCCATTGGTGGAGCGGAGGATGGTCAAGTATGGAAAGCTGCTCCCCCGCAGCCAAAGTGAGTTCCGCGCCGACATGGAGGACTTGATCAACCGCCTTGGCTTCCCGAATGATCCCAAGCGCACGCCGCACGATTGCCGTCATACATTTTCAAAGCTCTGCGAGAAATACAACGTGGCAGAAAATGACCGCAAGCGTATGATGGGCCACGCTTTCGGCAACGATATCACAAACCGGATATACGGGCACCGAGAGCTTGAGGACTTGCGAAAACAGATCGAAAAGATAAAAGTTAATTTGTGA